TGAAGGCGGTTGTGTCCCATACGGCAATTACCTGTTGCCGGTCTGTTAAATGACAGTAAATCCGTGTTATCTGTCAGCCTATGCAGGGTGCGGAAAGGTTGAGCCTCAAAATATAACGGGCGCATGGCAAAGCATATCAGGAGACAAAGGGAAACTGAATGTAGTCCGATGTAAACCTAAACGTCCGTTACAACGCAAGGTGGTAGCAGTTGGTAGCTCGTCAGTCTCATAAACTGAAGGTCGGAGGTTCGATTCCTTCCCTTGCACAAACCCTTTCAACGAGGACCGTTCACAAACTTAAACGCAGAGGGGGAAGTAGCGTTTCCCCTCTTTTAAAAGAAGAAAAAAAGATGAAAAAAACAGAGGTAACAATTGAGATTAATGGATGTTTGGTACTGATAATACTTGCCATAATATGTATTACGCTCATGGTAATATTTGCATAATAACTCTCCAACTGAATAAAAGGCAATGGATATGCAAAGAGAACAAACCCCTCAGAATGTCAACTGTTACGATTCTAAGGCTTACAAAAGGACAAAACGGCGTAAAGCTTCCCGGCCAAATCCTTGTGATGTGAATCCGTATGATTCAAAAGCAATTGAAAGAACAAAAAGCACAACCAAATAAATGGCAAAGGCAACAATAACATACGACTTAACAGATCCTGATGACAGGCTGGAACATCTCAGGGCTATCAAGGCTACGGATATGGCTTTAGTTATCTGGGAACTTGTTTACAACACCCGCAAAAGGATAGAATACGACATAGACAAGCATGATCTTGACGGCTACGATGTACTTGATGGTATAATGACAGAGATCAGCGACAGGCTTGATGAACACGGTATAGTAATTGATGATTTGGTGGTATGACAAAGAAAATTTTTATATGCAGTTGTTCTTCGCTGGAACATCAAATGTTTTTTTGGAGAGACGATGACGACAAATTACTCTATACGGAGGTACACCTAAGAACATATCATAATTTTTTCAAAAGATTATGGTATGGATTAAGTTATGCCTTTGGTTATAAATCAAGATTTGGAGCATGGGATGAATTTTTATTTGACAAGGAAAGCGAAAGAGAATTACTTAAATATTTGTCAGGGTGCAATTTAGCAAATGAGTAGATGAGAAAGGTAATCAGTGTAGCATTTCGGGAAGGGGAAAGTGTTTATCTGAAGGCAGCCCCTGAAACAGTCAGAATAGTGTCCGGTTATCTTGTCCGTCAAAAGTCAGTTACTTATGGTTTAGCGAAGGAAGACGAGGAAACGTGGCATCAGGAATGTGAGATTGCGAGATTGAAGGGAAATGTAGTGATAAAGGGGTTTAAAGGATGAACATATCTATCGTAATGGCGTATCACAACAGGCGGAACCAGTTAAAAAAGACACTGGAATCTATTCGTTATTTCGGTGATCCGGAAATAATAGTAGTTGATGACGCTTCAGATGAAAGGATTGATGATTTGGAAGGTATAACACCAATCAGGATTGAACCAGAACAAAAGACCTGGTTTAATTCGTGTATTCCGTATAATATGGGTTTCGCAAAGGCAAAAAGTGAGATCGTCATAATTCAAAATCCTGAATGTGTTCATGTGGGTGATATTCTTGGATATTCGTCACAGATACATGACGGCATTGTTTTTAGCTATGCTGCATATTCCCTGGATTATCATCTGGTTTATAATTATTACAGTCCGGAAGGGTTAAAAGACCTAATCATGAAAGAGCCTCAGAGAATACAGGTTGCACATCATGGCTGGTATAATCACTCTATTCACCGTCCGGTAGGCTATCATTTTTGCATGGCAATGATGAGGACCGACCTTGAAAAATTGGGGGGCTTTGACGAAAGGTTTTATGCGGGTATTGCTTTTGAGGACGATGACCTAGTACGAAGAATCAGAAACATGGGGCTGGATCTGCAAATTATTGATGATCCTTTTGTCATTCATCAGAAACACACACGTACCGACTATCAGAACAACTGGGGCAGGAGGATAATGAATGAGAGCCTATATCTGAAGACCGGGAAAAATCTAATAAAACCACCACAAAACAAGTATTATGGAATTTAAAGGTCACGAGGCTTCAACACATATTCCCGTTTTGCGGGCAGTTATAAGGGATTATAATCCATTGTTTGTTTTAGAACTTGGCATCGGTATCTATTCCACTCCCGTTTTAGTGAAGTCTAATTATGTTGGGATAGAAAATAATTCTGAATGGATAGGCAGGATAAAGACATTATTCCCGGACGCAGACATCAGGCACCACGAAACAGATATTAAAAGAGGGACATTCCCAAAAGAGTTAAACAGGGAGCAGATAGGGGAAATTACAATATATTACAGGTCACTTGTCATACCTGATATTCACCCTAATTTTCTCTTCGTAGATAATTACGCTGCCTTCCGGACCATTGCGATAAATGAACTTCGAGACAAGTTTGATATTATAGCTTATCATGATTGTCAGCCGGAGGTTACCGGGTATGAATATGATAAGGTGAACAAAGAGGGTTTCAATTCCTATTACCTGAAATCCCCCACTTCATGGACCTGCTCAATGGTTCGCATAGGTATTGATAGTGGTAAACTGGATTTACCACTGAGAGAGTATTTAAACGACTGGCCGGATTGTAAATTTCTGAAGTATGAATAATTGGCATTTGAACATACCGAAGAAGATTCATTTTTACTGGTCCGGTAAGATGCCATACCTGAGATATCTGTCTGCGCTGTCATTTAAGAGGCTTAACCCGGAATGGAAAATTATCTTTTGGACTTCGTTAGTAAAATCCGAGGTCAGGACATGGCAAACTTTTGAGCTTAACTATGCGCAGAAATGGGATGATTGTAGTGATAGGTTTTATAAGTTATGTGACGAAATTCATGAGATAGATTTTAAGGAATTTGGCATGAGTAATGACATATCAGAAGTTCATAAGTCTGATTTATTGAGGTATTGGGTTCTTAATAAATATGGTGGTGTTTATTCTGATACCGACATAGTATATTTTAATCCTATTACCGAACTGTCTGTCAATAGCAAGGAGAACCGGGCCATTGAAACGTTTGTCTGTATCGGAAGTTATGGACATTCAAATGGCTTTTTTATGGCTTCAGTGGGGAGTGGTTTTTTTGGAAGGATGTTTAATGAAGCCCGTGAGGTTGATTTAGTGAGGTATCAATCCAATGGCCCGGATCTTTGCAACAGGTTATTTCCAACAATAGAGTCTATTGATAAGTTTTCCCCGGCTGCCAATATCAGCATGGATGCTGTTTATTATTTCAATGGCCAGCACGTAGATGAGATTTACAGACAGGAAGATTTAAAATTCCCAGTTGGGGCGATAGGCATTCACTGGTATGCGGGTCATCCGCTTTCAGGGAAGTTTCTTAACAGTACAAACGGAGGGTTAAAAAATCTTCCGGATAACATAATTGGTAAGCTATGCAGAATGAGTTTGCAGTCATAATACCGGTATATAATTCCAGGTGGATAGGAAAATGTCTTGATTCTGTCCTGAACCAGGACTATAAGAATTTTAAAATAATAGTCATTGATGATTGTTCTACCGATGACACGCTGGATGTTATTAAGAAATACCCTGTCAGTTTTATCCATAACATAAAGCATAACGGATCTCCTCTTTGGAACACCAAGAAGGGGATTGACATGATATGGAATAAAGATGCTATTATCTTAATTCTTGACGGTGACGACTGGCTGTCAGGGAACGATGTTTTGAGTTATCTGAATGATGTTTATCAGGATGACGTATGGCTTACTTATGGGCAGTTTCACCCTCTTAGCGGCTATCCAAAGAATTGGTGCAAGCCGGTCAAAGACACGCAGAACTATCGCAGAGAACAACTTTGGTATACATCAGCACTGAAGACTTTCAGGAAATGGCTCTGGGATATGATCGACCAGGAGGATTTAAAAATAGATGGCAAGTATTCAACATGGGCCAGCGACAGGGCCTGTATGTACCCCATGATTGAAATGGCAGGGAAGCACATAAGATGTATTGACCGGGTGCTTTATATCTACAACGACAATCACGGAAACAATTTCAAAAACCGGTCAATGACAAAAGGGGATGAAGAGGCAAGTTATTTTAAGGGATTACCCAGCTATAAAGAGTTGTGATGGACTATAATGGTAAGAATGAAGATATGTTGATGTTATTCTTTGTTTTGATGGGACTTGTGTTTATGGGACTGGCAATTTATACTGTGGTTATTTATATTCAAGAATTATGAAATGCCCGTATAGTAAAGAATTTGACTGTCCTTTTGTTGATACATCGGATATGACAAAAGAAGTGGAATGTCCGGAGTGTAAATACAGGGAAGCTATACAAGAGGAGAAAGAGCAAATTGAGGAGTGGAACGAATTTATATTATGAGAGTTGCTATGCTTGCCTCCATACCGGAGAGAGAAAAGATGCTGGAAAAGACAGTAGAGAGCTTACGCCCACAGGTAGATGAGATACGGGTTGCTTTAAATGATTACCCCTACGTGCCGAAGTTTCTAAGCAAAAGGGAAGTTGTCATGTTGGATAATTCAAAAGGTGATGCGGGGAAACATTACTTCGCGGATCAGTTTGAAGGATACCTTTTAACCTGTGATGACGACTTGATATACCCTTCGGGCTACGTGGAGAAGATGATAGCCGGTGTTAAAGAGCATCATTGCGCCTGTACGCTTCACGGCAGGGTTTATAACTATCGGCCCATCCTTAACTTTCAGATGTCCTTCATAGGCTATCCATGCCTTGAGACTTTGCGCAGAGATGTAAGGGTAGACATAGGTGGTGACGGTGTTATGTGTTGGCACACGGACTTTCTAAAGATACGTTATGAGAACTTTGAAAGTAAGAACATGTCTCAACTGTGGTTCTCAAAGCAGTGTCTCGAACAGGACGTTATGATTATGTGCCTTGCCCATGAGGGTGACTACCTAACATATCAGAGGCCGCAATGGACAATATGGGACGAATCGGCAAAAAACGGATTCAAAGAGCAGACAGAACTTATGAGAATGTTTTTAAAATGATGCTATGACAATAAAATTTTTTATACGGAGCAAGAAACGTAAGCATCCTAAAGTTTATTTAAGACTTATTGACGGAAAGAGATGTAATATATATTGTGATACCGGGTTGATTACTGAAGTAGATGTCTGGCCTAATGATTCTGAAACTAATGAAAAACTAAAATCCCTTGAAAATTATATTATTAAGCACGCACATCCATTTTGTGTCTTTGATAAAGAAAACGTAAAAAAATTAGTAAGAAATTTTCATTTGGAAAACAGTACTGCCAATGATATTAAGTTATTTATTGATGATTTTATTAATGGGAATTTGAATATAAGTAGACACACAAAAAGAACTTATGTGGAATTTAAGAGATTGTATGATGATTTTTTCGGGAAAATACCATTGATACAAAAGTTTACATCAATGAACGATGTTCTCTTAAGTGAATTTGAACAATACTTAATACAGGAAAAACTTTATAACAGCAATACTGCGCGTAAGTATTTAGGTGCATTCAAGTTTTTTAAAAAGAAATATGAGGGGATTTCAGTTGACAAAAAGACAATTCATCAAAAAACATATTTAATAAAAGACGGAGACAAATATAAGATAGGTAAATCGTCAAATCCAGACGAACGTCTTACGGCTTTAAAATGTGGTAATATGCATTCGCTCGAAATACTTCATATTATAGACCGAGACATTGAACGGGAGCTACATGATAAGTTTATTAACAAAAGAATTGAAAGAAGACGTGAATGGTTTTCTTTATCCGAGGAAGATATAGGGTTTATAAAAAAAATAAGTTAACGACAATATAATGGCAGCACCTAAAGGAGACAAGGCACTTGACAGAATGTTCGATGAGGTAATCACTGACATTGCAGAGAACGGCACGTCTGCTATTTCAGCATTGAAAAAAGTCAAGATGTCAACCGCAACCTTTTACAAATTATTAAGGGATGATGAGAAGTTAAAAAGGTACGCGCGCGCGACTGAAATGAGGGCTGAAATAATGGCAGAAGAAATCCTGACTATTGCGGACAATGCGGGGGGTGATGTAATAACGCTACCGGACGGGAGAGAGGTAACTAACCATGAGGTTGTAAACCGTGACAGGCTAAGGGTTGATGCCCGAAAGTGGTTACTCGCGAAGCTACAACCTAAAAAGTATGGCGACAAGATTGATGTTACTTCAGGGAATGAACCTATTACTAAAGTGGAGGTAACTTACATTGACAAGGTTAATGGAGATAGAAGCGAGTAAAGTCTTACGGGATATAACAAATTCTGAAAAGAAGATAGTTGTTTTGGAGGGCGGTGCAAGGTCAACGAAGACATGGAGCCTCTTTCAGTGGGTAATAATCAACTGCTTTAAGAACACCGGGGAACTTTACATGATAGGCCGTCTGAAGATGACATGGGTGAAACTTACCCTCCTGAGAGACTTCCAGCAGATAATTGAGAAATACAAAGTGCCTGTCACACCTGAGATAAACCTTAACAGGGCCGAACAGGTCTACATGCTGAACGGCAACAGTATCATGTTTGTCGGCATGGATGAACCACTGAAGCTACACGGTGTCAGCCCTGATTACGTTTGGATAAACGAGGCTATCGAAGCATCCTATAAAGACTATCAGCAGTTTGCTATCAGGGTTAAGAAACGGATATTCTTAGACTATAACCCGGCAGCAGAAACGCACTGGATATACGATAATGTAATTTTAGATCCCGACTGTGATTACTTTCATTCTACGATGCGAGATAACCCGTGGCTTGAAGATACTATCATCCGGGAGCTTAATAAACTTGAAAACACCGACCCGGTAGCGTATAAGATTTACAACTTAGGACTAAGGGCGCAACAGAAAGGACTAATTTTTAAGAACTGGGAAATTGTTGATACGATCCCGGACGGGGCGCGGGTAGTAGGTTACTGGCTTGACTTTGGCTTTGTCAATGATCCTACTTCGATAGGTTCACTATCTTATGTAGACGGGGAGCTTTGGGCCGACGAATTGGTTTATGAGAGGGGCCTTGTTAACGTGCCGGTACGGGACGCAAGGACGGGGGTTATTCACCCGAATATATCAGATAAGTTGGACGGGCTGGGGTTACAATCTAATGATGACATAATAGCAGATTCAGCAGAACGGAAGTCGATAGCAGAATTAATGGCAATGGGTTGGAATGTGTTACCAGCTCACAAGCCTTCCATTACTTTCGGGCTGGACATTCTAAGGCGGTTTAAGATAAACGTCACGGCACGGTCTATAAATACTATCAAGGAGTTTCGTAATTACAAATGGGCAACAGACAAAGACGGGGAGCTGGTACGTCCTGAAAAGCCTATCGATGACTGGAACCACTCTATCGACGGGATGAGATATGTAGCAGTATTAAAATTAAGAGTAAGCACGGGCGGTGCAGAAAGGGAAAACTAAGATGAAGACATTAGGAGTATCGATGATTGTTAAGAATGAATCAGGATGCATAGAAGCGTGCTTAGAATCGATTAAGGATGCTGATGAGATAGTAATAGTCGACACGGGGTCAGATGACGCTACGGTTGAGATATGCAAGAAATACACGGATAAGGTCTACACTGATTATCTGTGGCAGGATGACTTTGCCGAGGCCCGTAATGTTTCACTCTCCAGGTGTACTACTGACTTCGTGCTGATAATAGACGCAGACGAGGTTCTTAATTGTTCAGTAGTTGGTATAAAGCATATCCTGAATAACTTCATGACTAAAAGTGTGGAGGGCCACGTGTTCCGGTATATGGGTATGATGTTCACTGTTAAGACACAGGTTGAGACAGTAGAATCAATACGGGTCATAAGGCGGGATGAATCTGTTAAGTGGGTGAGCGCAGTTCATAATATGCTGACTATCGACGGGGATAACGACAAGCTACGAAAGCTCTGTTATAAGAGTAACTTTGAAATCAACTCCGGCTATTCACCGGCTCACTTCATTGACCCTGATAGGAGTTTAAGGATACTCACCAAGCAGTTAGAGGTAGACCCGACGAATACCAGGTATATGTATTACATAGCCAGGGAGTACATTTCAAGGCGCATGAACCCGCTTATCAAGGATGACAACACGGCTATTGATGCTCTATTGGATAATATAATCTACTGGCTTGAAAAGCATGAGTCGCTAACCTTTAACACACTTTGGACAAATGAACTGGCCGACGGGCTGTATTGTCTGGCTCTGGCTTACTTCGAGAAGGTGATAACAACAAAAGATGTGAACTGGTGGTATAAGGGAGTTGTCACGGCCATGAAAAGCTTCATGGTACTACCTTCATACAAGGCCCCGGCCAAGCTGTTGTCGGATGCTATGATGAGGTTCCCGACGGGCGATAAGTACCCTGCAGCATCGCAGTTCTGGTCTATGGTATCGGAGAAAGCAAATAACATGGGTGTTATGCAGGTGAGGGATGTGAAAAATTAGGAATGTATTGATTTGTTTTATATCTTGGTGGTATGAAAAAGCTATTATTCAT